TCACTTTTTTGAATCTTCAAACTTTTCTTTAACTTCTTCCTTTACATCGGAAAATGTTTCCTTTACTTTTCCAAGTACACCTTGGGCCTTACCCTCTGCCTCACGTGTCTTGTCCCCGGTAACTTTGCCTTCTACTTCTTTTGCCTTACCAGCAACTTGGTCTTTGGCGCTATCAAACTTTTCTTCGACTGACATAATAATGATCTCCTTAGATTTTTATTTGATGTTACAAGCTTATGATACCACTGTTTGTTAAATAACGCCGAGTATATGCACAAAAAAAGACCCAACCAGAAATTAATCTGATCGGGTCTTTTAATTATTCGTTTCTGATTTCTTATATTTCAATGTATTTTGATGGCTGCTATAATGACTCCAGCCAATGCTATGCTCGTACCAACAAGCCATCCTATTGCTTTTAATTTTGCTTTATTCAAAGCAGCTTCAATTGTGAAAGCTAGTTCTTCTTTTTTTGGAATAGATGCAACATCTCTTTGTATTTTTTGTATGTCTTTTTGAATATCTTGTATGTTAGTAGCAAGTTTTTCTAAATCTGCAACCTTTTGCTCTAATTGTCCAAATGTTCTTGGCTCAGTATCCACTATTGTTACCTCCTCGTTTTGAAAAGTTGTATTTTCGTTCTTAATAAAGTAACTTTCGTCAGATATATCAATTCCAGATAAAAGCATGTTATTTATAGAGCCAAAAATACTCTGTTTGAGATCTGTATTCACGCTAGAATTATGAAAAATTAAAAAATATAAAATATACATAATTACAGTGGAATTCATTGTTTATACGTGAAATTAATACAAATTATACAAATTTGTTGAAATGTGCCGCGTTAACAAAACAATCATAAATTAATCTGATCGGGTCTTTTAGTCTATTTATTTTTGTAAAGCGTTGACCTTAGCTTGCGCATCTGCCAATACTTGTTGAGCTTTAGCTAATTCATCAGCCTTAGCTACTTCACTTGCTTGTTGTGCTGCTACCGCTTGCGCTTTAGCTTGGTCAGCCGTCATTTGTGGGTATGTCTGATTCAACTCATTAATCAATACAGCGTATTCTTTTTCAATAGCGTTCTTGATTAGTGTTTCATTCGCATTTGAAAGTCCTAATGCTAATAACGACTTTTTAACGATATCAACCGCACCCAATTTCTTGGCTTCACCATCTAGGTACTGTGTCACACCTAATTTTTGCATGGCCACGATTGCAGCCTTAGCAAGTGGTGATAGAACGTTAATCAAAGTGGTAGCTTTGCTATTACCAGTAATGACCTTGCCAATCCAACCACCAATGATTGGAATAGCTGCCAAAGCTACCGCAATAACAACGTCTGAAAAACTATTTACTTGCATTTTTTAACCTCATTTATTTGATTGTCGCGAACGACTTCATCATCCAGACTGGTTCGCCGTTCATTTGTACTTCAACAGCCGTGGCTGTTTGACTTAGTACCTTATAATTGCCGTCAAGTGTGAAATATTCCATACGTCCGTTGTTGCCTTGGATCGTTTGATTACGTAGCTTGTGGCCGTACTTATCAGTCAAAGTAATAGCGCCGACAGGCATGTAGTTATTGTAGTCAATGACTGGAATACCCATGTCTTTGTTGACACCGTAATACTTGCCCTGCCACTTCTTCCAAACGTCCGCTACATAAACGCCGCTAAATGTCGCATATTGCGTCTTATCAGCGGTTGCTGCTGGTTGTTCATCAGTTGGTCGGTTAGTTGGCTTAGCCACGTCCTCAGCTGGTGTGTTGTTATCCAACGAACCAACAACCATGACGTTGCCGTCGACACCGTAGTGATTATCAGCATATTGCCAAATCTTCACGTTGGAATAATTCGGGAAGTATTGCATAGGAGGCGTTGCTTGGTGCGCAGTAGTCGAGTACCAAGCTAACCACAAAGCGTTTGGATAACGTGCGTTGATACGGTTCAAATCAATGTTCGCATTCACATAATAAGTACCAGAATAAAGCATTGGCTTATAACCAGCAGCGTAGATGGCGTCCATGAACGTCAAAATAGCCGTGGTGTTATTGGCCTTGTTAGCGCCAGCCCCTGCTTCATAATCCAATGCAATGTAACACCCTTGGCTAATCCAGCGTTTTGTGCGTCTTGTACAGCTAGTTGTGCGTGATAACTCGCTTCACTAACTGAATCACCAAACTCACCCCAGAAATAACCACCAGTTTGCATACCAACGGCATCAGCGTTATGAATTTGTGCGTAGGCTTTAGGATTCACGTAATGGCTACCCTCACCGCCTCCTCTTCCGCCAAGCTTAACCATAGTGAACTTATCACCATAGCTCTTAAACTGGCTGAAATAGCTTGTCGTTGTGCCTTGATAACTAGCAACGTCAATACCATTAGTATTGGCTGATACACCTGAAATCGTGGCAACTAAAAAGGCAACCGCTCCAATTGAAGCAATCACCCATCGTTTTAATTTATTCAATTTTCATCCCTCCTTGTGGCTAAGCATTACGCTTAGCTTCGTGTTCTACTTATCGTTTTTATTAAACAACGTGTGGATCTGTTCACCGTGAGTAGCCAAAGTAACATCATGTTGACTAAGATGTTTACTAATCTCATCAATTTCAGTCTGACTTTTCGACAGCGCTGTGTTTAATGTTCCAAAGTTTCCGTTTAATTCACTGATTTGTGCGCTCAACGGATTAACTATCCACACTTTTACAACCGCCGTCAAAACAGTAACTACTGTACTACCCACCGTTATCCACCCTAAAACGTCATGTGGAAATTCCATATTATACCTCCGTTGTTTTAGCCGGAGTATCTGCGATAAGCGTTTGAATTTTCTTCTTAGCTGCTGCTTTGATGTCATCTTCTGTTGATGTCAAACTAACGCCGTCTTCTGGTGTCACCTGCAAATTACCATTCAAGCTATTTGGAAACGTTCCTGCGTTAAATGAAACTGACGCATACTTCAATGTCAACTTACCGTCAACGAAACTAAATTGTAAATCTCCAACTGTCATATTCATGATTATTTCTCCTCTTCTAATGCGCTTAGTAAAATATCGTATGCTTCTGCGTCTTGATTGCTCAACTCTTTGTCATAGCTTTCAAGCGCAGTTTTTAAACGGTTAAACTGGTCTTGCGTAGTTTCTGCAAACACCGCCGACTCTTCGTGAAGCTCCAGCATAGCTTTGTTGAAAGCCACTTTATCATCTTGTCGCTCCTTGCCGAACTTAACTGCACCGCCTTGTAAAATCTCACCGCCATACTCTTTCACCAAATCAGACTCATCTGATTGCATCTCTTGAAACGCTTCTGCAATCGACTTGTTGAGTTTCGTTCTGGCTCGTGATACAGTCCCCACAAGGGTTGCACCGTTTAAAAAGTTATACACTTTAATTAATTCTTTTTTCTTGATATTCATTTTGCTCTCCTTATGTTGTTACGTTTGTCCATTGAGTGACAACGCCGTTGTTGTTTATATTTTTGGGAGCAGACCACGTCCCCAGCCCAATTAATGGCTGTAATGCTTTGACAAATTGTGCTAACTTATAATAATGTCCGCTAGATACGATATATATTTCACCATCACCACCAAATGTAATAGCAGAACTTCCATTTCCGTGTCCTAGCCCACCAGCTGATATACCTTTCATACCAAAATTGGCTATTTTAAGCGGCTCTGTGTTTTCTCTTCCGTAGATGTCACCCCAAAACGTGACGGGTGAATCTGGAGAAAAATTAAATCCAGCATTTTGCCCAATTGGCTTGTAAGATGATCTAAACCATGCTAGTTTTGTCGTATAGTCACCTGTTGTTACTCCTGAATCTCTGGCGCTCCAAGTCATATAATCGCCAGTACCATCTAAGTTAAATGCAATTCCTTGAAAATTCGCAGGCATATCTACATAGCTAGAAACACCTATTCCACCCACAGATTCTCCACCTTGGGTCAACTTAATTCCACGAGGTCCGAAGCTAGTTGTGATATCGCTTGTAGCTATTTGCATGCCGTTGTTTGTTATGGTTGTCGATTCATATACACCGTTCCAGTTAGATTGAATGAAATTAGTAACGTCACCAGTTATCTTCGAGACGTCTAAGTTAGCTATTTTAGCGCTTGTAATCGCTGCGTCACCAATCTTTGCTGTGGATATCTGACCATCGGCAATCATAGCTGTTTTAATCCATGCTGTTCCAGTGATTTGGGTTTCTGGAGAGCTGATGATAACCTTTGGACTCACGATAGCCATAGCGCTTGGATCGGCTGCAATACCTGAAGCCAGTTTGTTAGTATTACCTGTGATACCAATTGACCAGTTGTCTTTTAGTAAGGATAAGACAGTAGCCGAGTCAGTCTTTGTATCAACCTTAGCTATGATCGAGTCGCTAGTTTGTGTGATTAACGACCTCATGCCACTCTCACTGTTGCTAATTGAGCTTGTCGTAAAGTCCTTAGCTTGGGTCAGGGTGTTGGTGTCACCCGTAGCACGGTTACTAATTTCAGTGGTTAGTCCGTTGGCCGTCTGCGTTTGTTTGCTCTGTAAGTCACTCACGTTGCTTTGTACAGTGCTAATGCTACCCTCGGCTGTTTGTACCCGCTTAGTTAAGCCCGTGGTGGGGTCTGATACGATACTGCTGATGCTGTCCACCGTTTGTGACACGGTGCTAATCTTGTTGTCGGTGTCTTCTGGTGCGGGACTCCAGCCTGTGGGTAGGTTACCTAGTTCTAGTTTTGGCAACTTGATGTAGACATCTACCGGACCAATATTAGAATCAAAATACATGGTAAGTGTCTTTCGGGTACCGCTATCAACCCTTCCTGTTTGGATAATACGTGCCCAGTCACTACCAATGGTACCTACTACAGGGTTGTGACCCCCTGACTCAATACCAAAGGCGGACGGGGTGCTTGTACCTTTCACATCGGCACTATAGGCCCAATCTGAGTTGTCCGGTATCTTTCCGTTTCCGTAGTCCCATAAGTAAATCCCTACAAATCCTTGTCCTTGTGGTGCCACGATGTGCCACATATTAGTAGTGCTATCAAAAGGCTCTACGGTTATAGTTCCTGCTCCACCATAGCTGTCTGCCAACACCCTAGAGTTTAGGTATAGGTTTCTACCACCCACTGATAACCCGTCTACTTGTGCTTTTACGTCTGACACAGTTTGGCTAATCTTACCTGCGGTCTGGTTAATCGTGCTAATTTGGCCATCAATCTGGCCCGTCTTTGTGTTGTAGTCGCTTTGTGACACCTTGCTTGTGATAGCCGTTGCGTTGGCTGTTATATTGCTTTCAGCGCTGGCTACACGTGCATCATTAGCGGTCTTATAGGCACCAATCGTGCTTGTGGCGCTATCCGCTGTACTTTGGGCGGTGTTAACCTTGGTTGTAAGGTCACCCGTCTTTGCGTTGTAGTCTGATTGTGATACCTTTTGCGTGATTGCGTTGGCATTAACAATAATGTCCGCTTGCGCCTTGCTAATGCGTCCATCTGCATCTGTCTGATACTTTGATAAGTCTAGTGATGCTTTATCGGCCGTTAGTTGAGCCTTAGCTGTTGCGCTGTCCACGTCTTCAGTGGCGGGCGTCCAATCAGTTGGTAAATTTCCGGTTTCCAACTTAGGCAACTTGATATAAACATCTAACGGGCTATCCATAGTATCAAAGTACATTATTATAGTCTTATAAGAAGGTTCATTAACATGCCCTGTTTGACTAGTTCGTGACCACTTACTTCCAATATTACCTTTTACGGGGCTTTTGGTACTATCTTCTATACCAAACTGCATAACCTTCCCAGTACCTTTAATATCGGCACTATAAGACCAATCTGAGTTATCAGGTATTTTACCTTTGCCATATTCAAAAATATAAATACCAACAACTTTATCAGTACTCTGCGCTGCTACAATGTGCCACATATTAGTAGTGCTATCAAAAGGCTCTACCGTCACCGTCACGGTGCCATTTGTGCCATAACCATCTGCCAACACCCTAGAGTTTAGGTATAGGTTTCTACCACCAATAGACAGATCATTAACCTTAGTAACAGTAGCGTCAAAGCCATCTGCCCTTTGTTGTAGCGTAGTAATTGAGCCGCTAACCTTGCCTAAACCTGTTTGCAAGTTGCTTACTGTTGTCTTAGTCCCATTGGCATCACTTTCAATGGTGGTCATTCTGGCATCTTGGCTATCATTAGTAGCTTTAATGGCCACAATGTCTGTCTTGTTACCATTGGCCGTGGTCGTTGTAGCATTTAAATCGGTCTGAAGTTGCCCTGTCTTAGTGTCATAATCCGTTTGACTAACTTTAGTGCTTAACCCATCCAAAGCCTGTTGGGCTGACGTTTGCGCTGTGGTAATCTTGCCATCTGTGTCTGCCTTATTTTGGCTAATTGTTGTTGTGATGCTTGATGCTGTATCATCAATCTTTTTGTTAATCACACCATCGGCCGTTGTAGCAGCACTAATGGCATCATTTTTAGCCGTATCAGCGTACCCTTGAGCTTTAGTGTCTAACTCTGATACCGCTGATACACGTGCATTTGTTTCAGCATCAATCTTGTCGGTTAAATCCGTTTTAGCGGCTGCCAAAGCATCTGATGCGTCCTTAGCTGTCTGTGTGGCTGTGGCCAAAGTGTTGGCCTTTGCATCAGCAAGTGCCTTGTTAGCGTACCCTTGTGCCTTGGTGTCTAGCTCAGCTTGTTGGGCTGATAGGTCGGCTTGTTTGGCTTGTACGTCATCCAGCGCTGCGTTAACTTGTGCTACGTTTTCGGCTACTAGTTGGTCACTGTATGCCTTCCCTGATTCCAAAGCATCGCTAACTCGTTGCTTGATTTGATCAGCAGACATCAAGTCTAGTATCTTTACCCAACTGAACACACCTGTATCATTGTTGAACGTGTAACGATATATAATACTGTTTTCGCCATCTTTGACGAAAGCTGCATCATTTTCTTTTGGATTAGTTGGCCATGGATCACTACTATCAAGATAATAAATGGTCGACTTACCGTCTGCACTTTGTAGCGCAACCAACGCTTGATTTAATGCTTTGTTGGCATTCTCGTCAGCTGTTGTTGCTAATTCTGAAATGCTTTCAGTTAGTGATGCCCGTCTAGCTCCAATTTCAAACTTGTCGTAATCATCTGACAAGACATTCCAAACAGCTTTGATAACTTTTGCTGATGTTGTGATGCCAAGCTTTTCAAAGTAAACATTAACCGTATCCCCTAGATCAATATCTTCTGAAAAACCACCCGTTACTCGTGATAGATCAACAGTCGATATTTTCATATTGACTTTAGGCACACCGATGTTGTTTGACTGGATATACGATAGCGCATAATTTCTAAGCTTAGTTTCTGAATAATCAGCAACATCTTTAAACTTGTTTGATAGATCCAACATCAAAACTTTTGGATTAGGATATTTCCCGACAAACTCGCTATCTACCGTTCGCTCTGGAAGAAAATGGGTTTTATTACCCTCATCGCCAGAATTTTCCTGATAGTACGGATAGACAGATGTGTACGTATCTGCAATATTGGTATCTTGCTCAAACGATATAAGGTTTCGACCATATGCAATGATCGCATTAGCAGACTTACCACGCTGTTTTAACAGTCGGATATGCCAGTTATCAAATTGATACTCACCACCCCACACATCAAGAATTGATCCAGTGTGACCACCTAACCCCTGTCGAGCTGTTTCAAATTCTGGCGCACCAATCAATGTTGAATTGGTAGTTAAGATGTCAGAATCAACTGTGAAATCAACAGCTGGTACTAGCATTCTTTTCCAATTCTCAAGCGCTGTCTTCGCATCCCCAGAAATAGTCCCAACCGGTGCTAAAGCAACATCAAGTGTCGCATAGCTGACGTGTTCTGCATAAACAGTCATCGTTAAATCAATCTTTCGAACAATTTGACGAATGATGAACCCTTGCCGTTTTAAAATATGCCCAGAATTAACAACGATGATGCGATTTTCTTTAATCAAATCAGCGTTGTTTCCAGAAACTGGATAGTCCATTTCAAAAATGAATTGGCCATTTAATTCTTCGGTTGTCGTTGCTTGAATAGCATCTGACAATAACCCCAAGCCGAGTGTCGAGAAGTCTCGTGTACCTTTTTCAAAAATAATTGGACTGCTCATACTAATACCCCCCAGTTTGGAATGATTGACATGCTAAAGCCTGCCGGAAACGTGATTTTATTGTCCCCTGACACTAAAGTTGGAAAGGGGTACGTCAGCACCTGACTATATGCCGGCAACCCATCATTAAGTGAGATGGCCGACTGATTTTTAACATCAATCACAATGCCTGTTGTGATATTTTGCAAACGAAAAGCGGTTGAACCAAAGTTAAAGGTTCCCCCGCCTGTGCCGTTAATTGTTATTTTTGGTAAGCTCTCGATAACATACGGATTAACAAGTGTTAGCCCAGTTGTTACTGCCACTGAATTCCGACCAGTATTTAAATACTTTACCGGATGAACGATGAATGAAATCGTGCCTGTTGCTCTATTTGGTGACTCACGATCAAAATTAAGTGAGCTTGTGATCGCTGCGCGATAGGTATAATCAGGATCACCATCAAACGTTAAATCTTGCCAACCCTTCGCACCGTTCAACCAGTTTGAAATGCTGTTTAATTGTGCCTCAATGCTAGGATAACTTGCTAGTTTTGTAATGACAAAATCAAAGTCACGACCAATGGTCTTATACCGACCGCGGTCAATTAGAAGTGATCCGTTACGCCCAGGCACTTCAATTTCATCATAATCACGCCCTGGTGTTTCAAATGTTATTTTGGCAAGCAACCGCATGCCGTAAGTATTTGATGATTTACCAGCAAACGTTACAACGCCTTGTGCCATTATGCCATCGCCCCTCTCCTATTGATATTATCTTGCCATCCCAAGTCTTCAAGTGTCTTTTGGATGTCATCTTTTCCGTTCCACACAACTTGTCCGAACGTAATGTTTTGTACATGTGTTTGTGTGCTTGAGTTAGTTGTATTGATTGCGTTAGCTTGTGCACCACCTGCTGAGGCAATAGAGCCTTCCGCTGTGAACTTTCCGCCAAGCAACGCTGATACTTGCGGTGATACATTGAAAGCATCTTGAACTGAACCGGCAATGTCAGCATCTTGAACAGCTGAAATAGCTGAATCGACCATGTTACTCATCGCATTAACAACCGTATTGGCATTGTTATCAATACCAGTTGCCATAACGTCTGATATTTGCCCTGCAAATGACGAGACTGACGTCTTCACATTTGCAAAGTGATCTTCTAACGCATTACCAAACCCCGTCATAATTGCTTTACCAGCTGGTATCAACAACTTACGATCGTAACTAATTGGGCCTTTGTGTTGCTTGATCCATGAAGCGATGCCGCCAACGAATGATTTTACGCTTTCCCAAACTGCCTTTAAGCCGCCTAGGAAACTATCCATAATAGCACGACCAGCAGCACCCAAATCAAATTTCATAGCTGACTGAATAGTTGACTTGACACCATTCCATAAGCCAGAAACCCAACCAGTAATGCCGTTCCATGCACCTTTAAGTCCGCTAATTGCTGAATTAGCCATGCTGACGACAGTGCTGACAATTCCATTCCAAACTGATGAAACCAGCGCCATTACACTATTCCAAAGTCCCGACACCCAACCAGGGATTGCATTCCAAATACTGACAATGCTGTTCCAAACGCCAGTACCAAATGCAGTAGCACCGCTCACGAGGCTGTTCCAAATGCCAGACAAAAATGCGACAATGCCGTTCCATAAACCACTGACAAATCCTGGTATGGCGTTCCATACGTCTACAATGACGTTGTATACACCGTTAACCACTGTGGTAATAACGCTGATAATGCCATTGAATATCATGGTTAGAAATTCAAGGATGCCAGTACCCCATGCTGCAAAGAAATTACCAATTGCTAAGAAAATGTTGTTGATCAATGTCCCTAAACCAGGGAAAATACTTGAGGCAATAAGTACAATATTGTTCCAAATGATGCTTAAGTTATTGACAATGCTTGACCAAATCAGAGCCAAACTAGCCATTAAACCACTAAATCCACCATTGATGAACGCAATAACTGCAATAACAGGCGCTTCTAGAACCATCACCAAAACATTCCACGCTGCTTGCATACCGTCAACAATCGCTTGTGTGATAACGCTGATAGTAGCTGAGAAATTATTCCATGTTTCTACAAGGAAATTTACAAACGCACTCCACATTGCCTGACCTGTTTGTGTTTGTGTGAAGAACCAGATCAATGCACTAACTACCGCAGTGATTGCCAGTACGATAATGCCAAGCGGATTAGCGGCTAATGCTGCGTTAAACGCTAACATTACCCCACGTGCGACTGCAACAGCCGTCTTGAATGTGTTGATAACCGTCACGACAACCGAAACTGCTGTTCCGACAACTTTGAACGCTAATACAAGTCCCCCGATACTAAACACAAGTGCTGAAATAACGTCCGTTGCACCAGGTATAGCTAGGATCATATTGATAAAATCGCCAACAGCTTGAACAACGTTGGCGATTGCAGTAACGATATTTCCAATCGTTGTCCCAAGGGATTCCCAAACAGACTTAGATGAATCCACACTTTGGAATGAACCAATGACGTTACCAACAGCAATAACTAGTGACTGAATAACATTAAACACCGCTGTGGTGACTGATACGATCGCTTGCCACACTGACTGGACTGCATTAGTATTCAAAAAGCCTTTAACAACATCAATGACAACATTGCGAACCATTGTTAAGACGTTAAGGACTTGTGAAAAGGCACCAATAAGTGCTGAAGTCGCTGAGCCTGCATCGAAGCTACGATCAATATCGTTTTTGATGTGGTTGAGCAAGCCAGACATTGGTTGTAATGCCGTAATTGTCCCTTGAACAAAAATATCAAAGCTTTGCTTAGCAAACGCTAAAGCTGGCCCCAAAACCATTGTAAAAATGCCGGCCATGCCTTTAATAGCACCACCAATGACCACCATGCCTGCTTGAACAGCACCGTTGATTACGGCAAATGAGGCGATAATACCTTGCTTCATCTGGTCAAATATCGCAGCAATACCACCCAAACCAGCGGTTTTCATACCGTTATCAATTGCTGTCAGCATATTTGTTAACCCATTGACAACGGCATTCTTCATGTTTGTAAATGAAGTTCCGATACCACCAGATGCTGTACGTGCCGTGTTTGCAAAACCGTTCACACCACCGTCAAGCTCAACAAAACGTTGGTTCAACTGATCAACGGTAATCTGACCAGATTTCAACTTAGCGTACAGATCCCGTTCAGCGCTCTTCCCTGTTAAGCCAAACGAATTGGCGACTTTGGTCAAGGCATAAGGCATTGTTTCTTGCAAAGTACGCCATGACTGCAAGTCAACCGTACCACTTGCTAACATCTGTGAGTATTGTTCAACACCACGAGATGCATCCCCAGCACTAGCACCCGATGCAAGAAACGCATCATTCAAAGCAGTTGCTGTTTCAGCCCCTTTTGTAGCGCTCTTTTCCAGGATTGCAAAGCCTTGCGCACTTTTAGTCAGGTCTTGCAATGATGTGGGTAGTCCGTCAACACCCTTTTTAAGAATCCCAACAGACTTGGTTACATCATCAGTTGAGTAGCCCATTTGAGCCATAACCTTTGGATAGGCATTCAAGGTATCAAACCGTGCTACCGCACCACCAAGACTACTCTTCATGGCATTGATACCACCAGTAACAACTGCCATTGCAGCGCCTGCAACAGTCCCAAACAGTGCGCTACTTTTTACAATCGAACTAAACCCGCCATTTGACTTTTCAGCCGCTGGTCCAAGACCAAACAGCGACTTCTTTACTTTCTCAGTTTCGCCAATAGCTTGCGATCCATTAGCATCAATATCAATAACAACTCTGCCATCAGCCATAATCTCCCTCCTCTCTTAGCGCCACACGACGCTTTAATTTCTGCATCTTCTCCTTGTACTCAGCCGAGTCGTGCTTACTAGGCTGATAGTTTCTTATTTCCCGAATACGGGATAAAGGTGTTTCGCTGGATAGATTATTTAAAAGCGCGATAAACTTTTTCCAGTGCATCTTCCCTTGTTGTTCAAAAAGGTCGATTTTGTAATCAAACAAAAAAGATGCAAATATTAAATCTGCATCTTGCTTTAAATCGAAATCTTTTTCTTGTTCACTTGGGGTGTTCGGCATCGGATTACCAGCTAAATCATACGAAACATCATCATCAGATGTACTGTTGATTGCCTGTTTGAACACCGCTTCAAAAATATCCTGCTTAGTCTGCCAATCAACCTCAATATCATGGCCAATCAGTAAAATAATTGCCCCATTCAACTTTTCAAACTCAGTTAATTCATCATCAGCTAACATATCAAACAACGTTAATACATTATCGAATGACATATTTAATTCATACTGGTGCCCATCAAACTCAATAATGTCGGTCAGTTGCTCGTTTAACCTCATACTACTTAATGTACTTATCTAAGCCCGATCGTTTGTTCATTTCAGTGTGAACACCGTCAATAGCTTGTGCAAATGCACCCATCGTAATCGCCATGCTACCTGTGAAGTCGTATACCTTGCGAAAGACGCCAGCCTCAAACGCTTCGTCCATAATAGGCTCAATAATGACCATTACCTGTTCAAAGGTTGCGTTATCATCAATTTCTGCAATCTTCTTTTGCGCACCTAAGAATACTTTCTTGATGCGGTCAAGACCTGAATCTGTTGCATCGACTTCAAATGTTACTGGACCCAATTCAACAGGTACTGTTTGCTTGTTATTTAGCTTAATCTTGATCATATTATTTCCTCTTTCTTGTATGTACGGCGAAAACGCCAAAGTTATGCAGCAGGTGTCGTAGAAATCGTTGGACTCTTGATGTACGTTACGGTAGCCTTAAACGCTTCCCATTCTGTAGCATCGCCATCACCAGCCACGATTTCAGAAACAACAGCCACACCAGTCCATGTTTCATCACCGGCGGCTGAAACAACCTTAAACCAAACCTTACGGTCGTCACCCACCTTAGTACGCATGCCAGCAATCATCTTTTGTGCGGGGTCTTCGTTGTCGTATGACCCTTCAAATGAGTAACCCAGCGTTACTGAATTAACGACCTTTTCAGGCGTGCCATCACCGTCATAATACCCATCGTCTGATGTATCTTCGTCTGATGCATCACTGACCGTTGCGATCCACTTTGCTAGTGGCAAGAACGCTGCCCCTGTACTTGGTGCGGTTGTATCGCCCTTCTTCCATGGGGCAATAAAGTGTTGACGTAATGCGTTTTTTGATTTTGACATTAGTTATTCTCCTTTTTATCAATTATTGTTGCGGTTAAACTTAACTTATGTGTGAACATGCCTTGTTCATCACGTTCATCTAGGTACGGCTTATCGACCTTTAGCTCTTCAAAGTCATAAGAGCCATTACCACTCTCGATAACAGTGTGAAAATCGCTTAAATATTCATTGATTGTCCACATTTGAGCGATAGCAATCTCATTATCCTGATGCTGAATTGCGATTTCATAGTTCAAATTACTTTCAACATCGCCATTCATGAACCCGCCAGTAATACTGCCACCTGGTAATGAATAGATGGCGATCATTGGCTCATCACTCAGATAACCCACTCGAACAGGCAATGCTGTCAATGATTTAATTCTATTTTTCAGTTGCTCAACAAAATCGTTTGCCATTACAGCCCTGCTCCCTTCTTAAATGCCCGCTTCCAGTCATCCATGTGTAACTTTTTAGCTTTTGTGTCCCAACGCTTACCAGTACCTTTCACGGTATACTTTTTAAACTTAACGATGCCGTTGGTGCCATAGAATTGTGCGCGACTATAAACCGTTGACCATTGAACACTGTTGCTTGTTGCATGACCAGACGCTCTCAATTCGCCGTGACGGCTTGGAACATAGACCGACATATCAATTAACGCCTGATTAGCTACTGCCGACTGACCACGCTGGAAAGCCTTCTGACTAATCTTCTTGTTAACGCCACTCAAGTCGATTGTGATTTTTGTATTAGCCATTAAACCACCCCTAACTCCCATGAATAGGTTTCATCGACACCAACTTGACTATAAGTGTTGATACTCTTAACCATGAATGACTTACCGTGGAAAGAAACCTTGGCATCAAGCCACGTATCATCGATAACTAATCCAGGTTGATTAAATGTGTAAATATAGATCGTTGCATTAGCCACCTTCTGACGTTGTGAGCCACTACCGCTATAGACTTCTCGTTCATCTACTCGAACATGCGCAATTGTTTCAGAATCAAGATAAACTTGCGTATCGTAATCATTCAATTCAGACTTCGCAACCTCGATCTGATGGATCAAAAAACTTTCATCGGGATTATCAAGCATAAGAGACCCCCGAATACAGTAAACCAGTCCCATATAAGGCTTGCTTTGCATCCAATGACAATACAGTTGCCTCGTCAGTTGTTGGCTTAGCAAATGATTTATTAATGGATGTACCACCAACAGATTGAGACACGCTCACGGGCTTGTCAGATACCGCCTGTGCTGTTGTTAGCTTACTTGTATGCATATGGTTAATCTGGAACGCCATAGCTAATTTAAAGGGTTCACGTCGCCATTTAACATCAGTAGTTAAATCGGTTGTCAGATAGAATGAGCGTGTAATTCGATTTAATTCAATCTCGGCACGTCTTTCGAGTTGATCATAATTATCAGGTGTTGTCCATAGATTTAATGCGACATATTCCTCTTGACTTAAATACATAAAGACCTCCTAATGGGCGTCTCACCCCATCTGGAAACTATTCGGTTTCGTCAGTATTGTCTGGTTCTGGTTCAACCGCTTCGGCAGCCTCTTCCTCAACCAATTCAATAATTGGTGACCCTTGAAGTCGTTCGTCACGACCGTCATTGTGATCCCCAAGTAAATCATTAATTCGTGACTTTGGTGTACTTACCGGCATCAAGTCGCCTTGTTTACGGATAACACCATTTGCTTTTGCATCAGCAAATTCTGGCACGATTACTTTATATCGATCAGTCATGGTTTACCTCCTTAGGCAGATGGTACTGTCGTAGATGCAACAAGTAAGGCATCGTTGTAGATAGCCACACCATAATGTTCATCAGCGTTGAACTTCGTCACCTTATGATCCATATCACGGCCAACTTCGGCAAAGATGTCACGCTTCAAGTAAGTTTTCAAAGCACCAGGCTTAACGGCAACGAATTGGTTTTGTTCTAACTTCATTGAGCGAACGATTTCCCAACCCAATAATTCACCGAACAAGCCCTTAACCAAGATGTCATCGCCAAGTTGTGTTGGTCGTGTCCAGTCTTGGCCAGCCAACTTACGCAACTTAGCAGCATCCTTATAAGACACGAACAAAACACCAGTTGTTGAGATGTTGTTATCTTCGATGGCATCAGGTGCATCAGTGAATGTTGCTTCCAACTTGTCAATCAAGTCCAAGTCAATGTCCGCAGTGAGCTTCAATGGTGCCTTTAATGCTGTGGCAAGGATGTCATTGTCAATCTTTGAGGCAATGGCCATACGTACTTGACGTTGTCCTTCACCAACTGGATCACCCAAACCAGACAAGACTGCTTCATCGGTGATTTCAACTCCCTTTGCCGCCTTCTTGATAGTCATCGTGCGCTTTGTTTGTTCCAGCTTTGAATACTCGATGGCTGCGCCTTCAGCAACTTCATCCGCATCACCAATGTACTTGTATGATGGGACAGTAAGTGTTGAACCAGGCACACCAACCAATGTTGTATCAAGTGGGGCGATTGCGCTGAACTTAATAGCCTTTGGTAGTTGTGCCTCAATCAAATCGGCCATCACTTCTGGGTCGATCAAGTTTGCTAATACTGTAGTTGTCATATTTAATTACCTCCTAATAGGGCTTGATATTCTGTCGGGTTGTTTGACTTCAAATCTGACAGTTCTTTGTACGTGTAATCCGCCATAGCCTTTCCTGAACCACCAGGGTTAGGGTTTGGATTACCACCATTTACAATTTTTGGCTTAATTGGATCAGCCTGCGTTTCAAACAAGAACGGATTTTCAGTCTTGACTGCTTCGATTTGTTCAGACAGACCAGTGATCTTACCTTCCTTATCCAACTTGATAACATCACGATCCAATAACGCTGACACGGCCTTATCGTTCAAAGCACCGTTTTCCTTCAAAGCAAGCTTCAACTCATAGTCCACTTTCGTTTGTGAGACACGATTTTCTGCTTCTTGCTTGGCTGAGTCCAAGTCTGACTGCAATTGTTGCAACTGGGATGTCAATTCTTGATTGTTCCCTGCCGCCGACTTTGCATCATTGAGTTTTTTTGTGACATCATCCACCTGTGATTGATAACCATCGCGTTCAGCAGTCAGTGTTGACACTTGAGCGTTCAAATCGTTCACTTCTTGGCCATGCAACTTAAAAACACTATCGACTTGTTCCTTTGTCAAACCAATCGCAGTTAAATCTTCTGTTTTCATATACTTTCCTCAGGTGTTTTTCCGGCAGTCACCCCTGCCATGGATTTTGTGCATGAAAAAAGAACGGTTTATTTGATAAACGGGGACATGTTCGGGTCCCCGTGGGTTAATTCGACATCGTGTTTTTCAATACTTCAATTCGTTTCGCATCCTTAAACGTCTTTTCTCTTGAATAGTCACGGCTTAAGAAGTCATTGCCAGGCTGATCAAGTAATTCTCTGATACCACTTTGCAGTGAACTAACACGTTGTCGGTATTTATCAATTAAATCTTTGTCCTTTAGTAGCTTTGCCGCTTCCAAATGATATTTAGCATCACGGATTTCACGTTCAAACGCCCGCTGTTTCGCTTGCTCTTTACCATTGGAAATAGCATCTTCGGGTGCCGGTATATCTTCATCAGGTAACTCATTCACGCCGATAATAAACGGTGTCAGCACGTGGTGACAGTTAACACCTAGTGTGCCACCGGCTTCTCCCCAATCATGTTCATAGAGTGATGGTACATAACCAATCTCACTATTGAATCCTTTAGGTTGTTTGGTGACGATGCGTCCTTGAATTGGTGCACATGCGGGTCGTGCTGCCTTGTGTGAACTCATGTGGAATGTTGACACACCCATTTCATCGGCTGCTTGTGTCCGCATCATGTTGTACGCCTTGTACGTTGTTGTCTGCATTAACATACGAGCATAGCTGTCAAATCGCCAGTTACGTCCACCCTTGTCCTTGAACGATGATGATATACCTTTGGCCAGTGCAAGCTCTACTGACTTAGAGAAGGCTTGCTGTGTGCTCATAGCGCCGGTTGTTACATTAACAACGGTTTTAGTAATCATACGTCGATAAGCAATCATTGCTGGATTGACACCCAAATTCTTAGACAACAGACTTTCATTCACAAAGTTTGCTAGATCTGCTGTTGTTTGTGCTGCAATCGCTTCAAGTGTTTGGTGAACATCATTACTACTTGGTGCTGTCTGATTTAAATCGTTAGCGAGTTGATCAGCGGTCTTTTGATAAACCGTAATGCCCTCGTTGACCAGTATTTCATCAATTAATTCATCAGCAACGCCAACTTGCTGTTTGATATAGGCGATATTTTCAGCATTGAGCATGTGCATGTCTTGCAACTTTTGTAACTGCCACACATACGGATTTTCGGCTAAATCAACCGCACCACGTTCAATCATGCGTTTAATCATTCGAAGCATTAACTCTTGGGCAATTTCTTCATACAAATCACCTAATAACGATGCCCCCAGCGTCATTTGATCATCATTGTTTGGAATTTTCTTAGCCATAACTAATTACCAAACATACCAGCATCAACACCAGATAGAGGCGGTTGCTGCTCATGGTTAATTTCTGCGATCATGGTGTCTAATTCTTCATCACTCAAATCACGATACAGCTTCTTCATCGCATATCGCTTTGATACAAGCCCACCCGCAGCCGCTTGACTCCAATAAGCTAACTCGCTTGTCTTATCCAAGAAAACACCGTCATCAAAGCTAACACGAACATCATCTAATGTCGGTACGTCCCCTTCGTAGAGGCCAAATACCTTACCCAACTCTAAGATAGTCACGATTAACTCTTGTACGGCTCGCTCCACATTATTGAGGTGGCTGTTTCGTGTCCGATAAGTCATTGAGTTTTCACTCACAACTTCGGTGGCGGTCTTCAACCCTTGTCCGTCAAACGATAATGTTCCCACTGATAACCCGACCTGCATCTCAAGTGTCTTCAAGAATTGATTGATACTCGTGATGAAGTCGTCTGCACGAATTGGTGTGGTTAAGTCGGTGACCTTCATTTCATCAAGGCCAGCGCCCATACCAATGAAAACGTTCTGGTCAGTATCAAACGTTTCTTGACGTTCACCACCTTCAGAAACCCGCACACTGATCATACCTTCAGGTACAGCAACACGTCTTTGTCCCATTTTCAACTCCCAAAAGAATTGATCATAGGCTGTGTTAATCTGGTCAAGTGTTGGTCGTGCATTGTCATAGATAGACAATCCAAGTGGGCTAGTAATATCCTTGTTGTTGAATCCAAACGGCTTGAGATAAATAAACATTGGTCGTGTCAGACCAGCTAAAGTAACGCTTGGTTCCAAGTCATCATAGAGATTAGTCAATGGTACCTGTACACCTGTCACATTCGCTTCATCTGAGCGATACAACTCGTTATCAATGTGATACAAGCCATTGTCGTCCCAATAGTGAAACTCTAGTAGTGTGTAGTAAGCGTTATGCCCCTTTTCAACTTGCGTTGTTCTGGTAGCGATCGCTGCCTCACTCACGTCATTAGTATTTGATCGCAATGGAAAGAATACAGGCGCTTGAACATAGGCGATTTTAATCTCGTCACCTGAAACATAAGGTCGCATGGCCAAACCACCTAAAGCCAACATACTCTCAAGGTAACGCTCAAACGACTTATTGAAATCATTTGCATCTAACACACCATGTGCAAACTTGTCAGCGGTATCGTTCCCTTCAATCGCGAACGTTGCCTTTTCGTTAAAAAGGATTGATGCCTGTTGTTGAACGACAACCTTAGCCACGTTTAACGGCTGAAACGGTCGACTCTTTGATTGCCTTGATGTGTTGTTGTATCTTACATCTGGATATTCACCCCTGAAATAAATCAAATCTTTCTTGATGCGTTCATACTCACCAGGTGACACATTAATTTTCGGGTGATCTAATACGCTATTCAGTGAACTTACAACGCCCATTTGTGCGCCTCCTATCTTAAACATTGTTTTAATTCTATCTAGTAGCTTCATGTAGCCTCCTAGTATTTGAGACCAAGCAACGCAGCATTATCAAGCACAAAGTATTGTGTCTGATCCACGGTGTGGTCATCTTCCTTGATTACTTTAGGGTCATCGGTGTTGATTGTCTTGTCATCGTATCGATAATCACGATGTTGTACGTACCATATCTCGTTGGCTGGTGTATTGAGATAATAAAAACGCCCACTCGCTACTAACGAATGAACGTAATCTATCATTTCTTGCTTTTTCTTTTTAGCTACTGGATGCCAACTAATACCGTAGTCCACAGCATACTGATTTTTTAATGCTGCTTCAGCACTATCTATCGTGCGCTTAATGACTTCAACATGTCCCCAGCGTGGATCCTTGTTTTGTTTCACGATCCATTCATACACCATCTTCGCTAATTGGCTTGGTGACTTCTTAACTGTTTGGCCACTTGGTGAGTAGTACAACGTATCTAATAAGATGACGTTATCCTTTTGCGTGATGCCGTACAGTGATACAGTAGTTGCCGACTGTGAATGCCCACCATCTAGTGAGTAAGCAACATAACGTAATGGATCATCACTTGGCAATTCATCAAGTGGCTTGAATAAGTCGATGTTATAGACATTACTATCATAACCGACCGCCTCACCTAGATAGATGTAACGATAGTAATCATAGTCATTGTCTTTGATACGATTGATTTCATCGAGTATCTGACCACCGTTAGCCTTTAGTAGCCCTAATTCATCGTTAAGATAACTAGAATAGTCAACCAGATAATTTGGATCACCTCTCTTTTCTGCTACCCACCCATTAATCCAAGCATAGGGATTACGTGGTGGGTTGTACGACCAGTAGAATTTAACGTGTGGCACATCCTTCTGCTTTTGTCGCATGAATGTGATGTTTGTCTGGTCAAATTCTTCAGCACTTTGGAATTCAGCTGATTCTTCATACCACACGGCAATAATGTCATTGATATCATTTGACTTCAACTTTTGAAAGTCATCTGAACCATAGAAATAAAACGTTGAACCTGTTTGCTTATGTGTAATCTTGAAAGGTGATACAGTAGCAGAAAAACGTCCCATCATACCGAACTTCTTCAAAGCCCACTGTATCTTCTGAAAGACTGAGTCACGTATCGTGTTACCAACTTTTCTGATAACAACAATATTAGCCTTACGACCATGAACAATCTGATCAATCATCAATCGTGCTAGTTTTAAGGCTACTACCGATGACTTGAACGAGTTACGACCACCGTACAGGATGTTGTACGGCTGTTTACCAACCCATACATCCTTAAAGTGAGGTTGTACCTCTTGCTGAATATTAATCGTTGGTGTCATCTTCATCACCCCAACTGTCGACAATCACAATCTTTGCATCACTTGATACCCGATCATCGTTCATCAGCCTTACTCTTGCTTCTGCCATGTCAGCATCAGCGGTCAACTTGCGCACCTGTTGTTCAACTAGCTTGTCATTACCTGGGTAGCGTTTAAGTATCTCTTTCAGGGCTGTGATACGTGTCTTAATATCCGCTTCTTTTTCGACTGTCTCTACACCATCCATAGTGCCTACTACGACAGTCTCCATTAACTCACCTCTAGCTATACTAGTTAGCAGTTCAACGGCTTCTGTGTAGCCCATAACGCGGTCTGATGCAATTTTATCCATGCGTTCATCAATATATGATTTAATTCCGACATTTTCCAACATTTCGGACGAACGTGCTTTTGCATAGGCCTTGCTATAACCCGCTGTAATCGCTGACTGCATAGCATTTCCAGTCTTGATATACTCATCTGCAAACTTCTGTTGCTTTGGCATTAATTTCATGTCATTTCGGCACCTCCTTTCAATGTTTGACCACAAAATAAAAAGCGCCTAAGCGCTTAACTCATTTATTTTTTTGTCGACTATCCAGAACATTTTATTAATTTGTTTCACCATATCGGGGAACTTTTGTATGAGTACATCAACAGAATAAGTCGCAGCGCAATCTTCTCCCGAGTTTACCTTAGAAGTATCGCTTTCTTTATGAAGATATTCATACTTAATTATAAACCCATATATATGTTTGATACTCTCAGTGTAATTTTGAATTTCTTCGTAGAATTGTTTATCTACGATTTTATCGAAAACAATTCCACTTAAAAAATACAATCGATTATTTTTGCCCCTGAGCACTTCCCAATTTACATCTTCAAATATTCCGTGTTCCGGCATCTTAAGGTAATTATATATATCACTCTCTGAATTGAGCGGTTTATCCGTATTTAAAATAACTGCTGAAGTTGATAATTCATTTTTAATTTCATAAAGATAATCTACTATCTTTGTCTTTCGCATCATGATTAGATCTTGTTTTCTTGCTTCATCGTTCTGCTTATTTGCCGCCTCTATCTGATAACCAGCTACTAATGCCGCAATTAATCCAGATGGTATAACACCTAGATAGCTACCCCAAAAACTTAACCAATCACTTCTATTGTTAGGTGTTAGTAATTTAGCTAGTTCATAAACTGGTGTCCAATGTAATTGAATGGCCAATGGGACAGACACAAAAGCAATCGAGATTACGACAACGCCCTTTTGAGTAATTTTAAATCTTTTCATCTCACTCCTCCAATAGCAATAATCATACCATTTAGATCCCCACGGATGATCTATGAATTATTATAATTTGGACTTCATCGTGTAATCCCTCTATTTTTTGACCCCTAGAAAATCATTTGATGAGATAAACATGTGCCAAAAAGTTGTTCCTAGTGCCTTAAATCAAATTCAGTGTTATTCTTTAGTTACTGGCTCATCCGCCTAGTAATCAAGAAAGGATACAACTTATGTCAGCTACTATTTTTTTTGATAACGGTAAAGTTGAAGTCGTGAATAACCTATCAGAAGTCATTCAACACGAATCAGGTCTTTATTCTAAAAAAGAAACGTTCACCTCAGAAAACTTCCGTGATTTTCAATTATATGACACTAATTATTCGTTTGTAGGTGATGAAACAATTTCTGTTAACGGGAACCATATTCATCATGTCACGTTTGAATAATATTGTTCTATAATAACCATCTTTCAGTTGACCCGAAAATAAGCAGAGTTATTTTCGGGTTTTTGCGTCTCATCATAAAACATTTCACAAAATACTATTTCCCGATAAACATCAATTCACATATTTGCGATAGTTAATATTCTTGTTACCGTAAAATTCATCTTTAACTCTCTGCCGTAAGCGCTCATGACGTTCGCGACTAATCCGTTTCTGCTGCTCGATATACTTCGCATTAACTTCGGTTGACTCTTTGATGCGCTTTAATCGCTTTGCTTCTTTCTCATTCATAAAAAACTCAATAAAAAAGCCCTATCTGCGTATCTGCTTGATACACAAATTGGACTGCTATTTTTATACCTATTACTAATTAAACAATAACGTCTTTTCCAGTAATTACTGCTTGAATGACATGAGTCAATTCCCGTTTCAAAATTTCCATACCTGCACCTTTATTCTTGTAAACAATGGTATTCAATGCACTTATATCAAAAGGAAACTTTTCATTGTAATCATTTTTAAAACTGTCTTCATCACAAATAATAATAGTGTCTTTTCCCACTGTATGGCAAATACCTAACTCATAAAATACATTAGGATTCTTATCACTAATATCTACAATCACGAATCTAGACTTATTGATATATGTCCAAATATTTTCCATTATATTACCTGTAATTGATTTGATATCATTAACCTTGATAGCAGTCAAATCCATACTCTCTAAGTGAGGTCTAATAATATCAGTAAAAATTTCAAGTCTATCATCGTTAAATGGTAGTGCACAAAAAACCATCTTAGGATCGATAACTAAATTATCTGCTTTAAAAATTGGATTAATATTCATTTTGTTTTTCTTTCTGCTCAATTCCTCTAAATATTGTTCTGCACTAACAGAAATATCGTATGCGTAAGATAATACTTGACCATCAAGCTGTTTCACATACCTATTCACAATATTTATAATAAAATCATCCGTTTGCTCTGCTTCCAAATATACAGCATTCAACCATTCTTTAGCAGAATACCATAAAGCCTTATCAAACGTAGCAAACGTATAATTCTCAAGTCCCAATTCGTTAGCGGCTTGCATTTCCATTTTTGCTATTGCATCTTCCAACTCCAAAGATAACAATGCATCTGGCATAAACGCATCTAGAGTATTATTATCACGCAGAGCCATATAATTTGTAAAACCGATGATGATTTTAGTGTCAGATTGTCCAATTAGGCAATGAAACGGCTTACTCACAATTGTTTCGTATTTGTCGATATTATATCTTTCGCGTTGCGAGTCAACTCTAAACGAAAACCAATCAATAATTACCTGAATTTGGTCTAAACTCAGACCGACCATTTCTTCTGGATTTGTTGAAAAACTCCTAAAATTTAATGACTTAGTATAGAAATTCATATTTAACAACTTTCTAGCTTTTAATATGAATTATACTCTATCAAATCATTCGATACTACAATTATTGCACTGATTTTCGTCCAAAAACGTGCATAAAACGCGCATGTTTTTAGCCCACTAAGTTATCCACAGGCTGACGTGAGAACATAGAATTCTGGTACCGCTTTTTGATACCCACTAGATCCCTGCGACATTGACTTTCTGATTTTGAAAGCATCATGGCAACCTGAACCCAACTACGTTTCTTGCGCCGGTCAAATTTGAGCATCAGCAAGGCACGCTCGTAATCTGTCAGCAATTTCAAAAACTGATCCATGACCCACTTGTCGCGAATGAACGACTGTAAAATGAAGTCACTCTCTTCAACGATTAACTGGTCATCAAGCACCCTGCTTTGCTTATTCTGCGCACGACCACCGCCTTGATTTTCATCAACCACGGTCGGTAACTTTAGCTCATTTTTCCGTGTTGCAATCTGCATAGCGATCACACCTGAGTAGTAATCGCTGAAATAGTTATCAATTCTATCCGACATCTTTCCTCCTAAATGTTCAAGATGCAAAGCGATGCAGTCGGTTTAGTCCTCTATCCAATTGGCTTCAAAGTCAGCAGCCGGTAATACTAGCATCTCTTTATTCGTAAACAATATCCGAAAATATCCTGGTGATCCTTGTTGCCCAATTTTACCGAACTGATCAGACGGTGCAATATGTAAACAATTATCAACCCCGATTTTATATCCAAAGTATTCACCATCTTCGTCTGGGTAATACGTTGATATTTTCCCGATTTCCATACCTATTCACCTACTGGCATCGCCCTACCAAACTTGAATACCTTTGTCTTCAACTTAGGCATGTGGAACATCTGCGTGTTCGCATTAGCTACTGCATCTTCTAGGTTGCTGTAACTTGAACCCGATGTCTCCCATGGGTCGTTATCTGCATAACGATATCCGACAATGAATACTTGCTTATCTACTACGTTCATTTTTTACCTCCAACAGCACCGCTTCATTCAGCGGGTTTACCCATTTTTCGGCTTCTTCTTGGGTGTCAAATGATTGAGCGTCTTCTGTTACAAATCTTTCGTATATATGCGTTGTCGCAAAATCTCTTTCGTTTACTTGACGTAGCCAATAAAAATATTCACCTTCACTCTCCTTGCTTCTCACAAACCACTTCTTCTCACGTTCAACTGTGCTGTCCGCTGTTTCCTCAACAAAGCGCACGACGTTATAAACTGCTGGTCGCAATTTTGTTGATAATCGCCCATTCAACAAATCCGCCATCAATTGTGCATCGTTTTCAAACTCATAAGCCGTGACAAATCTGTCATCACCTTTCATAACTCCCCACACTTTAATTTTATTTGTCATTTCACACCCTCCATAAACTTATCCAGGGTTAGATCAAGTGCCGATGCAATCTTGGCGATTGAACTAAAGTACGGATCACGTCGTTGTCCGCTCACAATCACTCTGACGTTTGTTGGATCACTTAGACCTGCTCGACGTGCTACTTCACTATAAGTGTATTCATTGTCTAGCATGGCTTGTGCGATGACCCGCCCATAGTGTGTGTTATATACAGAGTTTGCATAATAATATAGCAACTCTTTCTTTGATGAAGTCCTGAAATCACGTCTTGTTTCCATTTGTTGCCTCCAATTCTTCAATTTCTATCCGTAAATACGGCTTCTCTGTGTAGATTTTGCGTGCACGTCCATCAACGATAAATCTATCGTCCGTGATCACTAAATCATTTAATCGATCTTGTGTTGCTTTCGTCAGATTGTCCCAATCGCCTTTATTTTGTTCGGTTGGGTAGATTTCACGATGTAATGCTTGAGCTTTCTTTTTTTTGCTCCAAGACCTGGCCGGCTCAAACCCGAATACATAATCAACTTTTATTGGTGTTTCACCATACTTCGTGAATGCCTTGTCTTTGATAATTTGAGCGCGTAACCGTAATTCCAACTCGTGTATATACGCCTTCTCCTTTGGACTCTTAAACACTTGTTTAGTCCGTGCATTGAAACTTGACTGGTTATGCGGTGCCGGATCCTTAGATAATTCAGTTTCAAATATGAATTTCATCTAATCACACAATCCGTAGCGCCTCATCAAAACCGAATTCGCTGCGCTTCTTTCCTCTTTTACCAGGAATACCTGAATCAAGTTGCTTTACAACTGAATTATCGTTAATATATCGACGACAAGCGATTGCATCTCCTTCGAAATACACCTTACTTGACTTCATTCCAACTACTTGGTGTTGCGCCAAAACGTCTTCCTCTACTTTCTAGTTGCTGGATAATTTCATCCGTGACGTGTACCCCGTTAACGTGGTACTTGCTTTTGAACGCGTTTAATCCGATCTTGTGTAATTCCATGTGATGTATATGACTTAGACTGAATACCGTGTTATCCACATTGCTAATCATATTTCGATTACGTCCCATACCAACTGCATGCTCACCGTGAGCCATCTCAACTGGTCGTGAACCATCAATAACATCAAAGCCTTCTATCAATGCCCGATACTCCCAGTGCGCTATTTCTTCTGGTTCTAGTGCATCCAGTGGCATAAAACTCAGTGGAACGTTATGATCAGCTACAAAGTCCAACATGAACGTGATCAAGCCGGCTGCTACTGATTTCTCGACATCACGTAACGAAAACGCATCTAATTCTTGCCAATATTCATACGAGAGTTTGAACCATTGTTTGACAAATTCTGGTGCATCGCCTGACCACTTTGAAATATCATTGAACATTGCGTAAATGAACCGTCGTTGCTTAGCGCTGATTTCACGATCATCTCTCACTTGGATTTCAACCAACGTTTGATTAAACAGATTGAATGTCGACTGAAATTTATTCGCGTCTTCTTCATCACGGAACCTGAACGTGATGTCTCGTCCATCTTTCTTAATCGGGTATGCCTGAAATTCTTTCATGGCAATACCTTCTTAGAACGGTAGTTGTGAATCATCAAATTCCATTTTGCCGTTGTCGCTATTTGCAAATGGATCAGCATTATTCATTTGGGTCGGTTGTTTAGTTGCCCCACCTCTCGGTTCCAATAGGTCAAAACTTGTGGCGTTTAATTCATTAACGTAGACACGTTGTCCGCTGTTGTTTTCATAATTTCGTGTCTGCCATTCGCCACCCATACCGACAAGTGATCCCTTATGTGTAAAATTCGCAAAGTTTTCTGCAGGTTTCCCCCACATAACGAAGTTGATGAAGTCTGCATCTGGTTGACCTTCCGACTTAAACCGCCGATTAACCGCAATAGATCCGCTGGCCACTGCTTTACCCGATTGTGTGTAGCGTAATTCGATGTCTTTTGTTAGTCGTCCTGTTAAATTAACTTGGTTCATTTGCTTTTTCCTCTGCTTTCTTATGCCACTCAGTGACTTTTGCTAATAGCGGCTTGTAATTGTCTTCTGTCACAAACTTAAGTGCTGAAACATTTGCCGCCTTTAGCGTAAATGTCATCATGTCTTGTCCGCTAAGTTGTGATGTATCTGCGATTAGTTTTTCCAGCAACGTTACTTTTTCTTGTGAGATTGTCTTGGGTGTGGCTGGTTTGCGATTTGAGCCACTTGCACCGTTACCATCATCATCGACATCGCTTGCGATACCAAATGCCATAGATAGGCTATAACGCCTTGCATACGTCAAGGCTGATCCTTCTGCCTGCGCTGAGTTTGTCCCACGATTGCCAAGGTCGTCAGCAACTTTTGAACCTTTTAAGTCCAGCGTTGTGTCGTAACCAATAATCCGAGTGATCATGTGGTCGTCTTCAACAATGTTTGTGAAAAAGAACTTTGCGCCAGATGCTTTACGCGCTTTAACGATCGCATTGATAACCGCATCTAATGTCACGTAGCTCGATTTAAACATTGGATTACTAGCATCTTTTTTAGGTTGCTCAATATTGTTCTGTGTTTCAGCAAGCGCTTCATACAGATTGCTAAATTCGGTCATTTTTCACCCCTGAACGCAATACCGTTCGCTTTCATATAGTCCGCCAAACCGTTAAGTTGCTTACTGGTTGCACCGATAATATAGAGTGTGCGGTCGTATTTCTTTTCAACAATGGGTTGTGGTGCCTGAATCACTTCACCGTTTTCATCAACTAGTTTGCCGCCGACTTGTTGTGCATTTTCTTTGCGTGTCTGTTCTGCTTTTGCAAATGCTTCGTTGTGGGCTTGTTCGGCCGCAAGGCGTGCTTCTTCTCGTGCTTTCTTAATTTCATCATCACGATGCATCTGCGCTTTGATGTCTGCGAAGTCTCTTATCCCCAACATCGAGAGATAAGGCGTTGAATCAATTCCCAATCCACTAGCTTCAATCTCAATCTGGTTTGTTTGCAGTGCTACCAATTCATCATCTTTTTTCAGCTGAACAATTTGAGCATCGATTTCTTTGATCATGTCGTTACGGCTGTATGTCTTATTGAGCCACTTCTCATTGAATTGAATGCGGGCCCAATCAACACCTTGATCGTTAGCCAATACCGTGACATCATTCATCACAACTGCCTTGCGACGTTCCTTGCGTTCATTTTCGACTGGTAGCATCTGATCCTTCATCAAGTCAGATGCTGCTTTACCGGCCTTTTCAATTAACATCATCTTTGGCTTAATATCAGCCCAATTACCCAACAGTTCCTTTTCAATCTTTTTGCGTTGGTCAGCAATATCCTTGATCGTTGCATTCAATACTGATCGCTGTTGTTTTGCTATGTCGTAACTTTCTTCAGATACTGGAAACTCACGATACTTGGCTAACATCTTGTCTGTATTTGCTACTAAATCGTCAAGATTTGGTGCTTCAATAACCGCTGGTGTTAACTTTGTTACTTGTAGGTTGCTAACCACTACATCATTTGCTATTCTCCGTTTTCCTTGTTAGAATTACGGTATAAATTCTCTGGTAAGTATTTATACCTACGTCTGACGGCTCCAACCGTTAGGCGTTTTTTTCTGCTCTCATATCAATCAGTGTTTGGATTGCTATTGGTGAAGCTTCCCAAACTGACTTGATCGTAAATTCTGACGTTCGCTCGACATACTTCATCATCTCTATAAGGCCACCATTTGCTTTTAGACGTGCGCCCAACTCTAGTACGTCTATTTGTACATAACTACGTCCCTCGTCCGTTGTGCGAACTCCCAGCGCCTTTAAACTGATAGCTGACTTAACATACTCTCCTATCCATTTATCCATGGCTTATCCTTTCAGGAATTTAGGCACTACGGCTTCACGTTTCTGTCTGCCATAGCCATTTGTCTGACGCACTTCTGGTGTGAAGTCGTATTCATCTTCCCAACCAGATTGGTGGAACCAAGTCGAACCCTGCTTAATGAATTGCTGTGGTGTTTGTTTGGCTTTGATCTGTTTCAAATACTCTTCAAGTTTTGATTTAATCAATTCAGGATCAACACCTGATTTAATTGCTTTATCAAAATCTTTCTTGGCATTTGCTTTACCTGATTTCTTTGGATAGAGTTTCCAAATGGTTTCAAACATTTGATCACGTTCTGATTTTTGAACACTCTTGCTGTCGGGTTCGTCAGAACCGGACAATATATCTTTACTATCCTTACCTAACCTATCCTTACCTAACCTTACCTGCGTATCCATATTGGATACATCTTGTACACGTCTTGTATACATATTGTTTTCTTCAACAATTAGTTGGCTTTTTTCGTTGATATACTGGGTTTTGTGATACCTGTCGCCCTGTATATAGTTGTGAACTCGCCAATCTTTAATGACCACTAATCCGTTTTCAAAAGGTAGTAAAAACTGTTTTGCAACTAATAGCTTTCTGTCATCGTCACTAGACCCAATCATTCGCTGAATCGTCTTAGTGTTATCGATAAATCCATCGTCATCAGCGTGCATATTTAAGTGAAAATACAACGCTTGTGTTGACAATGGCATATCCAGAAATGTGTCTGTGTCAGTAACTTTTTTACTGAACATTCTCCTCTGTGCCACTTATGCTCTCATCTCCTTTTCTAAACTCTCAACACGTCGCTTAAGCGTTCGTGTCCAGTTTGTCATTTCTCGAATTGTGTCTTTTCGTAACTTTCCGTCAATCGACAAACTTGTATTTGTCTTGAACAATTTCAGCTCAATTTCTGCTTTAGCAAGATCGCCTTTGACGTTTGCTAACATTAGGTCGTAATTAACGTTCATCTGATCTCCCAACAAGATAGTCAATTGATACATCGAAGTAATCGGCTATCGTAATTAATCGTTTTAGACTCGGCAAGACAACGCCGCGTTCATATCTTGATATTTCTTGTGCGTCGAAGTCTAACTCAACGGATAGATCAAGCTGTGTCTCAGCGTTTTCAAGCCGTAGATCTCTTAATCTCTTCATCAGTCCACCACCGTTCTAATTGGTTGTGAACTAACTTCATCCAGCATCTTTTGAAGTTGTTTAATCTTCAATTCAATCAAGTCGATGTTGTCTTGCCATGCGGATTGTGCATCTTCATGTGAGTCAAATTCACATGCTTCTTTTGTGAAGTCTAATTCACTTACCAAATCCAGATGCCAAGTCACATTTTGGTATGCTGCATCCGGCTTATAAAATTCCACTGCGTCGCTTACGCTCATGACGTTCCTCGTCTTTCCGCATCTGATAGCCAACACTGAAGCTAAGAAATGCTACTGCAATGGTAAATACTACCAGCCCAAAAACTTGCGTTACCCAAAATCCCATGTGTTACCTCCCTGACTTTTTATCAAGCCAATACTGAATTGCTGTGCCGTCCCATTTCTTTCGATTACCACTTACAAAGAATGGCTTTGGAAAGTTTTTCTCACGTTTGAGAAATTTATAAAATGTTGCTAAGTGCATGTCGAGATGATTCTTATCAATGATTTCTTTTTGCAGGTAGCTCCTGCTTTCAAACATTGGCATAAGCGCCTCCTTTTCTAATGTTTTATTGTTTGTGTGGTGGTATTCTGGAATTATCTACTTACAAGGACAACGCTATGGGAATATTTAAATCACTTGAAGACTTATCAGAAACAGTAATAGAGCTTCAACATGCTATGAAAGAAAATATTAAAATACAAGAATCCATTTATGCTAAATCACATACTAGTGAAAACTTAGAAATTTTGGAGGAAATGAGAACTGTTAGCAATCGTTTTAATCGTCAAACGGCTAAATTTGTTCGGGGCAACAAAGTGTTCGGTTTTATGAAAATTGTTTCATCATTTGCTACACTGATTCTTGTTATCGTGCTAATGCTGTTGGTGTGGTTTTTAGTGGTACACACTCACTTAAATGGATTTGGAGCTAAACAATTTGTTCGGTTTGATTGGATTTCTCTGTTAATTAATCTTTCAAAAACTATTCCAATCGCGTTGATAATTTCGGAAATATTTGTGTTCATAAACGCTATAATTGAAGACTGGGTAACCGATAGTAGAATTCGCGATCTTTTGAGAAATTTTGGATACATTGTCCTATTAACATTCATCGTCGGTTCGGTTGTGATTAGTTTTACCTTCTCCATGAATAGTGATCAATTATCAATCTCTGCTTCCGTCATTGCCTTTTTTGCTATTTTTGAGTTCGTCTTCAGAAAACCATTGAAGAAATTTATCAGCCTCTCTACATATTTCTATCAAAGGGTCCAAAATAAAATTTTCAATCGCAACAGACCCAATAAATAAAATAATTAGTACTGTAATGTCTAATAGAATGTTAAAAATCAGTAGCACTGTAATTAGGGTATTCATAACCTCTCCTATGCTGCTTGCAAAAACTTGTTGATGAAATACTGTTGACCTTTTCCAGTAACCTTTGGCGTTTTAGTAGTCACGTTGACACCGTTTGAGTTGATGTGGCTGTGTTCTTTAATCTCGAACAACCCCAATTCCATACTGCGTTGGGTTGGCATATTGTAGTCCGTACCCTTTCGGCGAATTAAATACCCTTTTTCACGCAGCCAAGTAAACAATCGATTAGCGCCGATTTCAACACCGTTTTGCTTTAGCAACTTAGCTAACTCGCCAACCAAAATGCTTGTTTGGCTTGCGCTTACGGCATCTGCGAATAGCGCCTTTGGTTTCATTTCTGAAATCTGAACGTCTTTCGCTTTCAATTGTTCGCCCGCTTGGATAAGTAAGTCCGCCAAGGTGTCGTTTGGACGATTGATAAGCGCCTCGGCCTTTTCGTTTGTCATGTATGATCCATGCTTACGAATAGCCGGCAAGACTTCTGATGTGACCCAATCTTGAAATTTTTCAGCCGTTTCATTGTTAGCCTTGATTGCTAACTTATAGAATTGCGGTTCAGTGATAAAGTCACCACGCTTAATTCCATTGTCGACACTTGTGTCGATGCCAAGATACTTATTGATACGTGTCCACTTCACAACTGTGTTTCCACTTTTTGCAACTTCTGAAATTCCTAAACCGATTGCCGCTGTTTCTGCGTCGAACAGGATTTGTTCGTTTTCTTCTTTGACTTTTAGGTTGTCAAATACCTTTACTTCGTTCATGTGTTTCCTCCTTATAGGTCAAGTCCGATGTGTTTTAAAATCCGTTGACGAATTTCAATAAAACGTGGTTCAGGTGTTCCAGCAATCGCCTTGCTGATATCCGCCTGCGATACCTCATAGCGTTCAGCAAAGAATTTGCTACTTAAATCCAAATCGTTAATGCGATTGAGAATTTTCTTCTTTTCTTCGCGCAACATCTGTTGTCCTTGCGTCATAAATGCAACTCCTTTTCGTATTTTTAGCAAAATAGTTAGCCAAATCGTTGACAAACTATAAATTTATAGTTATGATTGCATTATTAAAAACACTAAACGAAACCCACTTATCGCGCGATTTATCAACTCTCACATCTCTAATCGCGGGGGTGTTTTTAGCTAACAACTTAACCAATAACTTTGCTATACATATTACTATACTATAAATTTATAGGAATGCAACACTTTATCCTATGAATTTATAGGTAATATTTGGCAACGATAGGAGAAACGTTGATATGACGGTATATTATCGCATAACTGAACTTGCCAAAGAACGCAATATTACTATATCTGAGTTGGAAAAACGGACAAATTTACCAGCTGGGACAATTTACAACTGGAAAAATAGCAAACCGAATGCTGAATATTTAGCAAAAGTAGCTATTGCATTAAAGACAACGTCTGAATATTTGTTGGGGTTCACTGACGATGTTAGCCCTGTTCAATCAGACGGCTTAACTCAAGCGCAAAAAGAAGTCGCTTATTTCATCGACCCTTCAGCCACAAGAGAAGATATTGAACAAATAAAACAGCTGGTTGAAATTGCCAAACTTTCAAAGCGTAGATTATGAGGCCGATGATGTATGACAGAAATAGAAATGTACATCGACAAGTTTCCGGACTATAAGTTTTATGGCATCGAAGTTGAACACCCGCTCTATTTTGGTGAGGTAAATAAAATTGGAGATGACGTAATTATCTTCATTAATATCCTACAGCCAGAATGGCGACAAATTCAAACAATCAGACATGAAGCTGGCCATGCTGAATTTAATATGTACGGAGATGAAAGACGTTGGTCATCTCAAACTATGATTGCCGAAAAACAAGCCGAATATGTTTCAAAGCATTTTGTAATATAATTAACCCATGTGCCAAGCAGCCACATTAAAAGGCTAAGGAGAAAATTTTATGGCAAAGAAGATTGTTGATGAAAACGGCAAAACTTACGTTCAAAAGAAACCGTTTTATAAGCGTGTTTGGTTTTGGATTTTAGCCGTCATCGTAATTGCTGTTATTTTTGGTTCTGCCGGCGGAGACAAAGCAAAGAAAGTTTCTTCGGAAAATACCGAAAAAGCTTCAGCTAAGATAAGTAACGAAACATTTAAGGTTGGTGATACAGTTAAGGCTGACGGAGTTACATTAAAACTAAACAAAGTTGACTTTAATGACGGCAGCAGTTTGTCGACACCTGACTCTGGAAAAGCATACGTAATCGTTAACGTAACAATTACTAATGTCGATAAAAACAAAGTTAGTTACAACCCTTTGGATTTTAAGTTAGATGATAACGGAAACCAAACTGATCTTACAGAGCTTGTCATGGACGACAACGGTAACAAGATTACGAACGATGACTTAAAGTATGGAGATCTTTCTAAAGGCGCATCAGTTACCGGAAGTATGATTGGACAAGCTACTAAGAATAACAAACTAAAATTGATTTATACCGGTTCGTTGTTCTCAAATAACGAAAAAATAACGTTCGACTTGAATTAATTCATGCCCTTATGGGCGTACATAATAGACAATGAAGTCTTTAAAATAAAAAATGTATGCGATAAGTGGCCACATTTAAAAATCTAAGGAGATCTTCATGAGCCGACAAGATAAAAAAAATATACCCGATGGAAAAGTCGTAAAACTACTTGATCATAAACACATCGTAATTAATTTAGGGTTTGAAAAAGGTGTAGAAATTGGTGATGAATTTCAAATAGGAAAAAATTTAAGTGACATAACCGATCCAGATACTGGCGAAAATTTAGGTCACTTAATTCAACCAATTGAAACATTGGAAGTGACGGAAGTATACCCCAAATTTTCTATTTTGCAAAAGATTGAAAGAATACGAAATGGTGGCTCAATCCCAAGTGCTTTATCAAGTATATCCGCTTTAACAATGTCTGAATCTCTTTATGGAAAGGTTACTAAACAAACAAGGGACATCAAACTTGATGAATCACAAATAGATACAGTTAACAATGAATTATCAGAAAAAATATCTCTTGGAGATATTGCTGTATTTAAAGTTTAAGGTTGCTATTGTGCAATAAAAAATGTATAATTTACTTAATTAATAGGCGACAAATGCCAGTGGGGCTGTTGTCCGGTCAAAGCGGTTAAGTATCTTATACTTAATCGCTTTTTTCATTTGTCAATAAAGGAAAACCTATGCTAGATAATAACCCTCGCCCCTTCAATGGATTTAATAAATTAACCACTATTGCCAAAACAAAGCACAACATACCAGAATCTGGGAATGATGAACTAGAACGTGAACTGTTGATCTCTGATTCGTATTATTCATTAGTAAATGGGTATCAAAACGTTTTAGAAATTGAAAAAGATTCAGAAAAATTTTTAGACGGTTTCACACTCGAAAAATTAGACCTTGTATATTTTTTAGAAACAAATCTATCTGCTGCTTTATTCCATAACATACTATTTATTGAAAAAAGGTTCAAGACTGCAATACAATATGTTGTTTCAAAACATTTAGGAACACAAGACTCAACAGAGTATTTGTTTTGGAACAATAAATACTATAATAGTCTAAATAATCGTGAAGTAAGTTCTATCCTAAAAAAATTACTGCAAATTACACGTGGCTATTATTTTCGTGACAAATTAGAACAAGGTTCTAAGATTCCATCTGAAAAAGAACATGTTTCTCAAGCTATTTTAGATCATCGAGAATCTGGCAATGTTCCACCCTGGGTGTTAGCTAATGAGTTAACCTTAGGTGAGTCAATTCGCTGGTACAATGCCTTAAAAGATTATTTAAAACAAGAAATTATTTACCTCGCCTTTCCAAATGTTAAGTTTAGAAACAAAAAATGCAGGTTTAATAATCCACAAAACTTAAATTTTCTTACCGATGCATTGGGTATTATTCAAGACTTCAGAAACGGAACTGCTCATGGCACTCTTTTAAATAAAATCACTTTTTCAAAAATTTTAAGATGGAATGATGTATCAAAATTGCTTAATCTTCAAAAGGTCATGACTAAAGAAGAATATGAAGCAGGATTGGGACAGCAAGATTTGCTCGCTTTGTATATGACCATTATTATACTATCTGATGAACGTCAATTAATATTGTTAAAGCCTCACATAAATCTAATCATCGAACAATTATCAGCCAATTTTGAAGGGCCAATTCTTGATGCCGTTAATAAAGCTTTTTTGATACCGAATAATTTTTTGGATAGAATTAAAAACATTCAATTCCCGATACAATAAAAAAACACACCCCATCGGACTAAGAACAGGGTGTGCTATATGACATAAACGCACGGGGGCGTTCTATTAAATTATAACAGATATAAGCCCCCTTTTAAAGGAGGGCTTTTAATATGGCGTCAATTTACAAACGCGGTAAGACTTGGACGGCTAATGTTTTTGTTATTCAAGACGGTAAAAGAAAACGAAAAACTAAGTCAGGATTCGGTACAAAGTCGGAAGCTAACAAATGGGCTATTGGTATTGAAAACCAGAAAATAAACAACCAATTAATTAAAAATGACGGCATCATCGGCGATATGTTTGACGAATGGTACGCTGTTTTCAAAGAACCGCAACTGGAAACTAAAAGTAAAGCGTGGTACACTGCCATTTCTAAAGTAATCAGAACTTACTGGCCAGATAAGCGCTTGTCGGAAATATCATCAGCCGACTTTCAAAAACTTATCAACGACTATGGCGCTACACATGTATGGTCGTCTGTGTCTCATGTTAAAAACATCATCAGCGCGTTCGTTAGATATGCTGTTGATGAAGACTACATCAGCAAGGACTTTACAAGAAATGCCAAAACTTATGCTGCTAAAGAAAGCAAGAGCAGCGATCTAAAATTCCTTGAGAATGACGAACTTGAAAAACTTATCCAATCAGTAAAAGAAAGCGACGCAACAACTAGCCACATGATTTTGATTGCTATTTATTCAGGCGCTCGTTATGCTGAAATAGCAGGACTAACAAAAGATGACTTTGATTTTGAGAACAACACGATAAACATCAACAAGTCGTGGCAAGCAAATGACCAAGAATTTAAAGCTACGAAAACAAAGACTTCGAACCGTGTCATTGATATGCCGCATGACATCATGGAATTAGCTAAAAGTTGGACGTTTGGTGATCGTTACGCCTTTGAAAGCACAACTGGTCTACCACCGACCAACAATGCCGTGAACAAGCAACTAAGGCGGTATTTAGAGAAGAACGATAGTAAGATAATAACGTTCCACGGTTTACGGCATACACATGCTAGTTACTTGTTGTCTAAAGACGTCGCCATTCAATACGTCAGTGAGAGATTAGGTCATGCCGATGTCAATATAACGTTGTCTGTTTATACTCACTTGCTTGATAAGAAACGAAGTATCGAGACACAAAAAGCATTAGATGAATTGCAAAAATTGTAG